AAAATCCCATGAGTTTGCTCGCAGATTACAAAATATCGAGAAAACACTTGTTAATGCCACGCCAGAAGATTTAGCACTTGGCCAGAGTCCAGCACTCTTAGCTGACATGGAAAAAGACAATAAGCAATCCTGGAGGTAATTTGCACTCCGACAGTTATCGGTTAGGATTAGTTGAAGATAAACTAACGGAGATTAGAGCCAAAGCTCTACCTGATTATATCCCTGAAAATACTTTAGATTTTATCAAGGTCTATCGTCCAATGCTTGGGAGACAACCATTAAATTTTGACAATGATCCTTTTTGGAGAGAACCACTTTTAGATGACCACCCCCACCAAATGTATATCAATGGACGTCAGACATACAAGACCACAAACTGTTCAACTCTTATCGCTGAGATGGCTATTAGAAAACCTGGGTGTGAGGTCACATACGTTGCAGACGACGATAATCACAGAACTGCTTTCTCCGAGAAAAGACTCAGAGAAGAAACATTTTTGGCGAACCCTCAACTTGAGCGCTATTTGCCACATGGCAAAGCAAACGTCGGAAGAATCAAACTACTCAACGGATCAACAATTTATCTAGTTACCGACGAAAATAAGTATCACGCCGTTGAGGGTCACTCTAATGCGATTCTTGTTCTTGACGAAACTCAGGCTCAAGACGTTGGCTTTTTACCAGTGGCAATGTATAGTCTTTCCAAAACACACGGAAGATTCTACTGCTTCGGTATCGGGGGTGAAGCTGGATCTCCATACTACAAAATGTGGAAACGAACTGATCAGCGTGAATGGACTTACGACGATCCCAACTGGAGGGATAAGTTACTATTCGACGCTTTCGGACAATTCACAAATTCCAAGTCGGACCTACAAGATATTCTTAAAGGAAAGTGGGTTGCTCAAAATCCTAAAAACACTACGTATCGTGGTTATCATTTCCCTCAAAGGATGTTCCCCCATATTCCTCTTACAATTGATGATGCCGTAAACAAATATCATATACAGCCAGAGATTAGTATTGAGTACCAGGAAAAACATTATCCTCATTCTATGTTTATGAGCCATTGTGAGGGGTTGTTTTACAAAGCAGAAAGAAGACCCATCACACCTGAAATGGTTGAGAAATGTTATGTCAATTATATGAAATTATTACCGGGAATAGAGGTAAGAGATCTTAAAGCCATATATGGTAACGAGATTGTAGTCCTAGGTGGAGTTGATTTCGGTAGTGGTCCGGCTGCGTCAAAAACTGTTATTAGCATTATTATTCATTGGCGTAAGACTAATCGCTTTCAGCTTGTCTGGATTGACCCACGGCCAGCTGAACACGCTATGGATCAGGCTAGATATATTGCAGATTTGTTTCACGACTATGACGTGGATTACGCAGTTGGAGACTGGGGATACGGACAAGACAAGATACCGCTAATCCAAGACGGAGGACGAGATTCAATGGATAACAAGTTTTTGGGAATCGGTCAGCATAGATTCATGGGTTGTCAGACTCTTGGAAATGAAATAAAGCAAAACGCAGATTTCAATGAAAAATATGACGAGGAGGGAAATGAGGACAAACAAAGATTGATGGTTGACAAGACAACCGTAATCCAAAACTTTGTTGACTTTATTGGAATGAGTGTTGCTCACCCATTGTATCCACATAATGAAAAATTCAAACAGCCAATGTTCATAATACCACATTACTACGATTGGCAAACTGATTTCCTAATGGACGATCTTACGAGTATCACACGTAAGGACTTGGAGGAAGTACAAGAAGTCAAGGTAGAAGATCCTAGACAGAAGGCCATGAAAACCTATAATCACCCAACTGACTCGGTAATGTCAATAATCTATTGTTTGGTGGCTGATACCAACTATAATCCAAGTGCCTACGTGATCAGCCCGATACGAAGAAAAAGCAGAGTTTAACACTATATAAACAGCTTTAACTCTGCAGAAGTATTGTGGCTATGTGTTTAGGTTACAAATACGGTACTGGGTGTAAAAAAAGATCCAAGACCCCCAAGGCTAAAAATTGGAAATTATATCAATTATGTTTCTCTTGTTATTGTGTTGTCGTACTAAAAACCAAGCCTAGGAAGGGACACGGTGGTAGGTATGTCAAAGAATGTAATGAAAATCAAGGCCAAAGCATGATCGTTACTCAAATAGAAATTCCTTTAAACAAAGTGGCTGCGGTATAAAGTATGGGTTTTAAATCTCGGCTCACTAATGGACTGCAGAAATTAGGAGTTATCGAGCAAAGTTTTAGAGCTCCTTATGAGAAAAATGTTCCCTCTTTGAATATTATCCAGATGGAATCAGCCATGAGAATGATGTCACCCGATAGAATGGGAATAGAGGAAGTTGTCCCTGGATTATCTCAACCAGTATGGGGTCCCGAGATTTCCACGGTGGGAGCTTATAGTAGAGAGGGTTACACCTCAAAGACTTTCGATACACCAGCTGTCCCTTTTAGCACACAAAAACAAGGATTACAATTAGACGAGGATACTCAGTTAGCAATTAACCACCTATCATCTCAAGTCACCGGAGGGGCTCACTATGTAAAAGCAGAGCAAAGTTTTGTTAAAGATTATTTCGAGGACTTGACTAAAAAAATGCACTTTGATACATTTGACACAATTCTTGTCAAAGAGCTCTTATGGTTTGGTAATTCCGTTTGGAAGCCACGAATGGGTATTGCCAATGTCAGATCCTTTAGAGATTTAATGCACATACCAATTTCGTCATTTAAGAGAGTTTGGTGGGATAGACAAAGAATTCCATATAAGTATGAGTTTAGGGGAGCTGAGTATCAGGGCTATCATAATCCAGGAGAGGTTCTTCATTTCAAGTGGAATCCCGTAGATGCCTCAGTTTTCGGTACTGGCTTTGGTGTGTCAATGACAAGTCCAAGACAATTCATGTTACCCGTCGGTGGCGGTCTATTTGATGAAAGAGAGTTACCAGCTTTACTAGATCGTAAGTATGCTACACAATATGTTATGCAACTTGCAGAGCAACGTTACGTCTCAAGAAATCTCTATACCATAGAGAATGGAGATCAAACGGCCAGAGCAGCTTTACAATCCCAACTCGAGCAACTCGACATTGGAGTAGATATTGTAGCTGGAGCAAAGGTAAAGGCTCAGGAGCTAGGTAGCCAAGCTCGTAACTTTAATCCCGAGCAATTTACAGATCTTACAATTGGACCAATCTTTAAAGCTCTTAATGACTTCCGTGGCAAACAAGGTCAAGCTGAGGCTCATCAGTATGCCAATGCCAAATCTAGTGCTGTTCTTGACGAGATAGGCTTATCTGCTTTCCCTATCTCGATCAAGGAGCAAATGATGGAGCTCTTCTTCAAGCCGTGGTATGAGGCTCACCCATTGCCAGATCCAAAGACTGGAGGTCTAACTTGGATTGCGTGGGAGGACTTGAAATTCCAGATAGAATTCGGTAAGGTAGAAAAGAAAGACATACCAGTCCAAGACCAACTCAAGTTACTTGACTTGTATATTCAATCTCCACTACCAAAGGACCCAGTAGTCTTAAACAAACTCTTTGAACAAGCTGGATTAGGAATCGTAAAGGACATGGACGATCAACTAGAACAAATGTATAGTCAACAAAACCTTATGGCTCAAATGGGACTAGGTGGGTTTATGCAAGCTCCACAGATGGGACAACAGCCATATTATGACAATAACATGAATCTACCACAAAGCGACATTGGAGGCGATGAGCCAACCAATTGGGATAATCAACAAATGGGAAGTCCTCCTCAAGCAGAGGCAATCTATAATGACATGATGATTAACGTTAGAGGTGATCTCCAAAATAATTATAAGCGAAGTCCACAGAACCAAGACTATAACACGGGAAGAAATTATGAATGATACTTGTGAAATTTGCAATGGAGGGGAACACGACTTAGGTGATCACCCATATTTACCCAAAATAAAAGAGAGTCATAATCCACTTGATATTGTATTTGGCCATGAAGTTAATGAATTAAATCCAAATCCTAAAGATATTGACGAGGGAGGAGAGGGCAGTGGTAGAAACCCCGAAGGCGGTGGGGACGTTGGAGGAAGTCAGGCTGGACCATTAATGTCGTTTGAAACCGTAGATCCAGTTAAGATAATAGAATCAGTTTCAAAGAGTGTAATGGATGCGAAATTAAATTGTCAATGCAAAACCAAGACTGGCTAATCAGATTACTTAACAAGTATGGAATACCAGCGGAGGAAATTTATAGAATTCTAGTAACTGCCGAACCTCAACAAGACGTTTTAGAATGGCCTGGTCCAGTTATAGGATTAGATTTAATGCCACAGATTAATCCAATACAAGTACCCGATACTGGCTCACCCCCATACTTTCAACCCAATACAGAGGGAACAACTCAGCCTTATCCAACAATTCCAACACCTGATCCTTTGGGAGCTGTCAAAACTAATGATCCTATCTATTACAAAAGTGGTAGCAATATCGGACATACTTACCAATTGGAAAACCCACCTTACCAGGGAGACGATAGAAATTGGGCTGCCATTGCTAACGTCCCATTTAGTCAACCTTCTATGCACGGCGAGCATGGTTACAACGTAACAATGTCAATCCCCCCCTGGAGATATGACATAGAACAATCCCAAATGGCACCAATGGAAATGCCACCAATTGCTATACCTCCAAGTGGGACAATGATACAAGAGGCATTAGCACAAGTCAGACAAGAATTTGGGTGGCTTACCAATGAGTATCTAGGATCAGCTAGAGAACTTGCTGAGCAAAGTGGAGGTAAATTGTATCTTATCCGTGCCAGTCAAGAGGCCATTACGGACCATAGATCCGAGGGAGAGGAATACCGTAGAAAACTTGACGGTTTTGAATTAATGGCAATGGCTCGTACAGCTATACGACGTGGAATGGACATTAACCATAATCCGTTATGGCGTACACTTGCGACAATTGTAGATAGTGAATATGATCCTCAGACAAAATCTATTCAAATGTTAATCATTGAGAAAGATCCCGAAATCAATCAAATGATTGAAAACGGACAAATCACAGCTGTAAGTATCAACGGAGGGTCCCCAAGAACAGAAACAATAGAACCATGCGATCACCTTTGTAATACCAGTGACTGCGAATTATGTAACGTCCCAAGAGGTGTAATCCTTGGAGAGCAAGATGATATTGGCTTGACTTGGGTGATAACAGATCCCAATGGTGTCATGTGGCATGGGACATTTATCGCCTTTGCTGAGCCTGGTGTCAAAACAACTATCATTCAGCCCATATAGAAATAATTTTAAACTATCATTCGTGGGGTCAATTATGATAAAATCACTCAGAGAGTGTAAGTCAATTCAAGAAGCTGAACCATTGCTAAAGAACGCAAGTCACAGTTTAAGAAAAGTAGTTGAGACTGCTTTTCAGCTTATGAATCACCCAAACCCCCAACAACAAGAGTTTGGTAGAGGATTCTTATCGACTGCAATGCGAGAAATGGACGATGGTGAGCAACCTGATCAACCACACGATAAAGGTGTAAAATCCAAAGGTGACAAATTTGTTAAAGAAGAAGAATTAGCCGGGGGTAATCCTTCCGGTACTCAAGGAAGTGAGCAATCATCTAAGAATTCTGAGCCCGTAACCTCTAAGGAGGGTACTGACGAGCCAGAGGGTGATATGGCACAGCCTGGAATGTCAACGGAAAACCAATTTGCAGAGGCTTTCCCACCACAAATGCCAGGACAAATGCCACCTCCACCAATGCCACCTCAACAACCTCAAATGCCGGGAATGGACCCTAACGTAGCACAACAAATGGCTCCACCTCAACAAATGCCACCAATGAACACTCCGCAACAAATTCAACAAATGCAATACACCGTCAAGAAAATGGTAGAACCAATAGTAAAAGAAATTGTTACTTTACGCAAGTTTGTAAAGTTTCAACAAGAGGCAATAAAGGCTCTAAATGGAAAACTCCAAGAATCTATCTCTATGAAAAATGGTTTAGACCTTAACTCATTGGAAAGAGCTATACCAAAAGGTATAGGGGGAATTCAAGAGACTGGACCAACAATAAACAATGTCACTCAAATTCCAGGAGCTCCACAAGGTCAAGTAGTACCACAGATCTACCAAAAATCAGTTGATTTGGCTAACGCACGTCAATCTATCGTAGAACTAGATAGAATGATAAACACCTCAAAACAAAGTAAACAACCCTATCAATAGATAGGATATTCTCTTTTT